TGCTGGCGCTAGGAAAATATCCGAGCAAGTATCAACAGACTCAGGAACATACTTTAGTAATACCCAAGCACAGGAAGTTATTGATGACTACTTCCGACAGTTTTTCCAACTAAGAAAGTGGATAGACCAATCCTCTAAGTATATTAGAGACAATGGTTTTATATACTCTTACTTCGGTAGGAAAAGAAGATTACCTAATGTAATGTCAGACAACAAAGGAGTTGCTAGTCATGAGGTGAGGTCTGGTATGAACTTTCTAGTCCAATCAGTAGCCTCAGATATTAATTTACTAGGAGCTATTGATGCTCACGCATTGATTAATAGTTCTCCTTGGGCAGATAAAGCAAACATCTTCGCACTTGTGCATGATTCAATTCTAGCAGAAGTTAGTGAAGAAGCAGTAGACGCTTACTCCTTAGTTATCGCAGACTGTGTACAAAAAGATAGAGGACTATCTATACCAGGTTGCCCTGTAGGTTGTGACTTTGAGGTTGGAGATGACTACTCCTTTGGTAAATTTGAGAAAGAGTATGCTGAACTATGACAGCATAATATTTCCTGTATTCACAGTTCATACTGATGATGTCGATAGATGTGATGGTATGCTGTGGGTAGAGGACAAAGTGTTAGACGATAGAAATATGTCAGGAAAGACACTTGGACTAAGAAGATTACAAAGTCCTATGAATAGTATGTATCCTCTGAAATATATGGTCAGGGATATACCCTCGTTACTAATGCATAAAGGAAAGCATTATATTGATTCGGAGGGAAAGTTTTTTACAAAAGAAAAAACAACAAAGGTAGCATTAAAGTACCACAAAATTTTAAGAGTGGATAGTAAAGATATAGTAAGTATACTATGGATCAAAGACTGTCCTTTCCCTTTTACTCTAGATAGACCTCTACCAAGCGATATGACTTGGGCAGGTATCTTATATAGAAAGGGTATGCCGTGGCTATTATATAATATAGCTAGTAAGAAACTGAAAGACACTTGGAGAAAAATATGACAGATAATAGTAAACAGTGGCAAGACAATAGTGATGGGTGGGTTACAGCAATGCACAAATCACGAGAACGAAAAGAACAACTTAAATTAAACGAATGCCCCCACCCAATAGAAGAGTGGTGTGCAGTATGTAGTTACGACTACGAAACAGGAGAAAGATATGATTTTATATACTGAAAAACAATTACTAGTAGCTTTTGCAAGTCATGTATGGGATATTGCCAAAACAAATGAAGCAAACCCAACAATTACTTTAACAGTACCTACTGTGGAAGAATTTAGAAAAATTTATGAAGAAGTATGGGAACAACGATACGGAGATATGGATGCGGACGGCAATTAATTACCCCTACTTCTGTTGGACAAATGCTTTTTCTAGTCATTTGTGTGATCTTATAGTAGACGAAGGACTCAAGCTGGGTGCAAAAGATGCTAGCCTGGATGATGGAGGTATTATTAATAAAGATATTAGAAAAGGATTAGTATCTTTCTTTCCCGATGACTATTGGCTAGAGTACACTTTGATCGAATATGTTAAGAAAGCAAGTATACAAGCTGGATGGAACTTTGTTATAGATAACAAGGAACAACTACAGTTTGCAAACTATAGAAAAGAAGCACACTATGACTGGCACAGAGACTGTGATATACAGTCAGATGTATATAGAAAACTATCCGTCACAGTTCAACTATCTGATCCTGAAGACTATCAGGGTGGAGTATTAGAGTTTAAAAACTATTGGGGTACTACCCCAATCGTAACTCCAGAAAACGTACTAGCAAAGGGTTCAATAATTGTATTTCCTTCTGCAATGCTACATAGAGTAACTCCCGTTACTAAAGGAGAAAGATTCTCTTTAGTTCAATGGTATAGCGGACCGGATTTTATATGAAACAACTATGGACAATATGGAAACACGCATTAGGCTCATTCGATGAAGAAGATGGCTATGATGTAAAAAATGAAGACTATGTTGGTATTATACGAACTGTTATACTAGGAATTAATGTTCTGTGTGCAGTGTTTATTATGCTTAATGTAATACATAACTGGTCATGAAAGCAGTACTTAGTAATAGAATATACTTGGAGGTGCTTCCGCATACCCAAAAGAAAATTGATAGTGAGTTAACATACGCTATTCCTTCATTCAAGTACGGAGATCCGCCATTCATTATAAAGAACATGGCAATGATTAAACAAGGAATGATATCTATTCCAGCTGGTAGAGAGGATTTAATCCCAGAAGACCACGAAATAAAAGATAAGAGAACCCTGAAACCCGTAGAGTTTCCCCCGTTCAAGTTTGAACTACGACCAAGTCAGCAAAAGGTTTATGATGAAATCGAAGACAGTAGTATAATTAACGCTTGGGTAAGCTGGGGTAAGACATTTACGGCTTTGGCAATAGCTGGCAAACTAGGACAGAAAACATTAGTAGTTACACATACTTTAACTTTAAGAAAGCAGTGGGAAACTGAATGTAAAAAAGTATTTGGATTTGAGCCAGGCATTATTGGTAGTGGAAAATTTGATATAGATGCTCCAATAGTAGTAGGGAATGTACAGAGTTTGTACCGAAAGATCGAGCTAATACGACAAGAGTTTGGAACTATTATACTAGATGAGATGCATCATGTTAGTAGTCCAACCTTTGCAAGAATTATAGATAAAAATTGTGCTAGGTATAAGATCGGACTGTCTGGTACACTACAAAGAAAAGATGGTAAACACGTTGTGTTCAGAGATTACTTTGGAGACAACATCTTTCAACCACCAAAGGAAAATTATATTATACCTAAAATACATATCCTAAGACTACCGATACGGTTCATGGATGGTAACTCTATCCCTTGGGCTAATAGAGTGAATGAGCTGGCTTACAACCCAGAGTATCAACATTCTGTGGCTATGACGGCAGCATCGTATGCAGCAAAAGGTCATAAGGTATTAGTAGTGTCTGATCGAGTAGACTTCCTAAAAAGCTGTAACAGGCTTACTGGAGATAACTCAGTTTGTGTGACTGGAGATATACCACACGAAGAAAGAGCAGATATAATGAAACAAATATTTGAGGACAAAGACATCCTGTATGGTACTCAGAGTATTTTCTCTGAAGGCATCTCACTAGATATTCTTAGTTGCTTAATACTTGGAACTCCAGTAAACAACGAGCCACTACTTACACAGTTGATTGGCAGGGTGATAAGAGAATACCCTGACAAAATACAACCTACAATAGTGGATATAAACCTAATAGGTAAAACAGCTAGTCGACAAGCTACGGCAAGAACTGGCTACTATATAAAGCAGGGATATGATATCTCGACCTTATAAAGACCATAGAAAAATAATGCTTGACAAGAGCATAAAAATTTGATATAATATAATGATAAAATATGATATGAACAAGATAATGTCAGTAACCGAAGGCGACCCCGCATCTGTTATGACCATTGTCCATATTCTAACCCATAAACCTGTGCCATCTAGTTACAAGGATAAAACCTACAAATACTACGGCAGAAGTTTTTATGGGAATAGCTTTTTGCTAAACCCAAAACAGCTATTAGTCGAAAGACGCAACTACAGTAATTTGGAAGCAGCTGTTTATGTAAACATAGCTTCCTACCGCAACTACCACCATTACAATGCAACTGGTGATACAACTTTACAGTTGATTCACTTGCCTATAATGGAGGAAATAATTAACGACAACAGACTTCTTCAAATGAAAGATGGCAGAATACATTTCAAGTTTGAGGATAACGCAAAATGGAGAAAATAAAAAATGGCTATAAAATTTAATCAAGTCAAGGGCGAAGCCCAAAAGAATAAAATTAATCAATATCAGTATATTGAAGGGGATAACAAATTCCGTTTAGTAGGTGATATTTTACCAAGATATGTATACTGGATCAAAGGCGAAAACGCTAAAAACATTCCTATGGAGTGTCTAGCTTTCGATAGAGAGACAGAAACATTTAATAACTTGGAAAAAGATCATGTGAGAGACTTCTTTCCAGATCTTAAATGTGGTTGGGCATATGCACTCCAGTGTATCGACTCAACTGATGGAGCAGTAAAAGTAGTAAATCTAAAGAAAAAACTATGGGAACAAATCATGGTTGCTGCAGAAGATTTAGGCGATCCTACTGATCCAGAAACAGGATGGGACATTTGTTTCCAAAGAGTCAAGACTGGACCAATGGCATTTAATGTCGAGTACAGACTACAAGCTCTGAAGTGCAAAGTTAGACCATTAACCGAAGATGAGATGACAGCTATTGCCGAACTCAAGTCAATGGATGATGTCTTACCTAGACCTACAGGCGACGCTCAATTAGAACTCTTACAGAGAGTTACAACACCTTCTGGAACAGATACGCCTGATGAAGTAGCTAACGAATTTAGCATTACTTAAGGAGAGTATTATGATATCAGTAGGAAATAAATTTCCAAGTTTTAGTATGCAAGGAGTCAATGATACAAATGATATTGTTGATGTAGATATACTACTAAACGAGTGGACAGTAATGTACTTTTACCCAAAAGACTTTACTTTTATTTGCCCGACAGAGATCAAAGATATGGATTATCTTGTAGATAACGCTGATGTTATCGGTGTTAGTGGAGATAACGAATTCTGTAAACTTGCGTGGAAGAAACAAAATCTTGATATTACTAATATCCAGCATGTTCTTTGCGCAGATTCAGGTCTCAAACTAGGTAATAAACTAGGAATAGTAGACGAAGATAATGGAGTACACTATAGGGCAACATATATTATCGACCCCGAAGGTATAGTTCAGCATGTATCAGTAAATGCATTAGATACAGGAAGAAATGCAAATGAAATTTTACGAACACTACAGGCTTTACAGTCTGGTGGATTAACAGGATGCTCATGGCAGGCTGGAGATGACTTCGTAGCATGATTTTATTTACGGCAGACTGGCATTTAAAGCTAGGACAAAAGAATGTGCCACTTCCGTGGGCGTGTGCAAGATTTGAAATGTTTTTCGAGATGGTCTATGACCTAGAAAGACAAGTAGATATGCACATTATCGGCGGAGACTTATTTGATAGAGTACCTTCAATGGACGAACTAACTCTTTACTTTGACTTTGTCAGAGGAGTTACTATCCCAACATATATTTATGACGGGAACCATGAAGCTACTAAAAAATATAAGACTTTCTTTTCAAATCTAAAGAGAGCAACTCAAGATGTTAACCCTCTTGTCATTATAATTGACGAGACTACAGAGTTTGATTGGGGTACTATACTTCCTTATGTAGACCTTCACATGAAGGGCGCTATAGAAGGATGTAATCCCAACAAACCTCTGTATACTCATGTGCGTGGTGAAATACCACCTCATGTAACACCAGAAGTTGATCTCTCTCGATTCGACGCATTCCCTGTAGTTTATGCAGGGGATTTACATAGTCACTCAAACACACAACGAAATATCGTTTATCCTGGCTCACCAATGACTACCTCCTTTCACAGGAACACAGTCGAGACAGGGTACCTTTTAATAGATGAGCATAGGGATAAGCATCTTCCGCCATGGACTTGGCATAAGTTTGACCTCCCCCAACTGTTACGACGAACTGTAACAGACCCCAACGATATGGTACCAACAGAATTTCATCATACTATCTACGAGATTGAAGGAGATGTGGCAGACCTTGCTACAGTTAAGAACTCCGAATTGCTTGATAAGAAAGTAATAAAACGAAGTTCAGAATCTACATTGAATCTCAAGGAGATGACAATGGAAGAAGAACTTGTGGAGTATCTGAGTGCTATACTTAATTTAACAGACGACAAAATACACAACATTATGGGAGTGTTTAATGATTACGCTAAAAACTCTACAATGGGATAACTGTTTTAGTTATGGTAAAGGAAATATTCTTGATCTTAATGACAGTAATCTTACCCAACTTGTTGGGACAAATGGCATGGGCAAGTCTTCCATACCACTTATTATTGAAGAAGTACTCTTTAATAAAAATAGTAAGGGAATAAAGAAACAGGAAATACAAAACCGTTTTATTAATAACGGCTACTGGATTAATCTTATCTTTGCAGTTGATGATATAGAGTATGAAATTGACGTAACTCGAAAGGCTAGTATAAAGTGTAAACTTTATAAAGCTGGAGAGGATATATCAAGTCATACAGCAACGAATACTTACAACACAGTACAAAATCTACTTGGGTTAGATTTCAAAACATTTACCCAACTTGTATATCAGAATACGAATACATCACTACAGTTTCTAACTGCAACAGATACAAACAGAAAAAAGTTTCTTATTGATCTGCTAAAGCTAGAGGAGTATGTGGAATTCTTTGATATCTTTAAGGAAGTCTCGAGAGAACTATCCCTAGAGATAAACGGCTTAAACAGCAAGTGTGATACAATAGTAAAATGGTTAGAAGAAAATAAATTGGAGAGTATCAATATACTTCCTATATTAAATCTGCCAAAAATATCAGAAAGTGATGAACAACAATTAGGTTCTTTACGATACGATTTTGAAAAAATCTCTGAAACAAATAAAAAAATTATAGATAACAATTTCATTCGAGAGAATCTAGCCGACCTAGAATCCAGCGACCTTCGTAAGCCTGTAGGTGAAGAAGTATCGTTGACCGCCATGCTGCAGCAACAAGGAACATTTAGTTCCAAGTTGGCTGAAGCTCAGGCGCACATGGATAAAATTGATACACTTTACGATAAGTGTCCAACTTGTGAGCAAGAGATAGACGGTGAGAAATTAGAGGAACTTAATCTAGATTACCTTAATGCACATACGAATGCAAGTAATAATATAGTAGTACTCAAAGAGAAAATTGCAGAAGCTAAGGCTCATAACAAGAATGTAGTGATTCAGAAAAGCCAACAACGACAGTACGAAGATTACATTCGTGACTTGGACACGGCTCTACCCTCTCAAATTTTAGACGGTGATGAGCTATCTTCCAAAATTGACGAAATTTCTTCTCGCATAACGCAAGTTAAACGAGATATAGAAAAAATTGCGGCTGACAATATGGTTGCAGAAAGACATAATACAAGATTAGATATTATACAAGAACAGACAGCTAACTTCGAGAGCGAACTTGAAGAAGTTGTCACGGCTTTGGGCAAGATTGAAGAAACCGCTGCCCATTTAGAAATACTTAAAAAAGCATTTAGTACAAATGGACTACTTGCGTATAAGATAGAGAACCTAGTGAAAGACCTAGAGGATCTTACAAATGAGTATTTGGCAGAACTGTCTGATGGTCGCTTTAGCTTGGAGTTTGTAGTAACAAATGATAAACTAAATGTACAGATAACAGACAATGCAAACATAGTAGATATTCTAGCTTTGTCAAGTGGTGAACTTGCAAGAGTTAATACTGCTACTCTACTTGCTATTCGCAAGTTAATGAGTAGTATTTCTAGCTCACAAATAAACACTTTGTTTCTCGACGAAGTGATAGCAGTTCTCGACGACCAAGGTAGAGAGAAACTAGTAGAGATACTATTGGAAGAAACTTTGAACACATACATAGTTTCGCACGGCTGGACTCATCCACTTCTTGCTAAAATAGAAGTCATAAAAGAGGACAATATAAGTAGACTTGAGTAGTGGATACATTCGACAAGCACGAGTGTCCAGTACTAGGGTATATGATATACATAGAGGTGGGGACAGTTTGTCCCCATTGTTATAATAAAAGGAAACATGGTAAACGCAAGACAGAAAGGAACAAAAGCAGAGAAAGAAGCAGCAGCAATGCTAAAGCGACACACAGGACTTGACTTTGTACAGACTCCCGGTAGCGGTAGTGGTAAAATAAAAGGTGATCTCCATGTCGAGAACAAACATAATCTCTTTCTTATAGAAGTCAAACACTATAAGAACATGGGACTGAACGAAAAGATATTTACACAAAAGAGTAATAATATTATAGTATGGTGGAACAAAGCCATAAAACAAGCACAACAGATGGGGCAAGAACCTATGATACTGATGAAGCAAAATTACTCTAACTGGTTTGTTATAACAACTCGCAAACCTACAAAGGATAAAAGATATATGCACATAAACTGGCTCGGTGCATATGTAATGAACGCAGAAAAGTGGCTAGAAAAAGAAGAAATGGAATTTACAAATGGCGATAACATTCTCAAGCCTTGGGAACCCGATTCAGAATGGGAACTTATTAATAGTTGATGGACTAAATGTTGCATTTAGGTGGAAGCACTCTAAACAACTCGAGTACAAATACGACTATGTAAGAACCGTTGAGAGTTTAGCTAAGTCCTATAACTGTGGAAACATTATAGTATTAGCAGATGGTGGAAGTACCTACAGGAAAAATATCTATCCCGATTACAAAGCTAATCGGTCGGATAAGTATGCAGAGCAAACTGCAGCAGAAAAAGCAGAGTTCGCCCAGTTTATGGGTGAGTTCAAAAATGCCTTTAGTCAACTAAAGAAGAAAGGGCATTTAACAATAAGACAAGACGGACTAGAGGCTGATGATTTAGCCGCATGGATTGTCGGAAAGAAAGAAGAATTTGGTATAGAACAGATTTGGTTGATATCGTCAGATAGAGATTGGGATTTACTTATCAAAGAAGATGTATCTCGCTTTAGTACAGTAACTAGAAAGGAGATAACATTCGATAATTGGGAAGAACACTATGATGTTGAGCCAGATAAATATCTGACACTCAAATGTCTAGCGGGAGATACAGGAGATAACATACCAGGAATTGCAGGTATCGGTCCGAAGAGAGCTGCCCAACTTATCAATGATTATGGAGATCTGTATGATATATACAATAGCTGTCCGATAGATAGCAAGTATAAATTTATGCAGTCTTTAAACGAAAACGTGGAAAGATTATTACTTAATGCAGAATTAATGGACTTAGAAAGTTATTCTGAACAAGCACTAATCGAAGCAGACATGAACTTAGAGGATTTATCCTCACAAATAACGGAATATTTGAATGAAAATAGAGATTGATTATAGTAAAGATTCTTTACTAGACGAGTTCAGTTTGAGAACTTTAGAAGAAAGATATATGGTGGGTGATGAAAAATCACCACAGGAAGCATTTGCACGAGCTGCAGAAGCTTTTGCTGATGACGAAGCTCATGCACAAAGGTTGTATGACTATGTTAGTAAGCAGTGGTTTATGTTCGCCACACCATTATTATCAAACGGAGGTACACAGAGAGGTTTACCAATTAGTTGCTTTTTAAACTATGTAGATGACAGCCGAGAAGGCATAACAGAACACTACACAGAAAATGCATACCTATCATCTTTAGGTGGTGGAATTGGGGGTTCTTG